TAAGGTATATAAATAATAAAATAACTTGCTATTGAAGGCTGTATATTTGCATGACCAATTCCTCCTCCAATAGGATCATTTGAAACTGCTGTAGTAGCACTTATTGTAACATCATCTGTTTTACCAACGTTAGCAATTGCTGCAGATGAAGATTGTAAAGAATATCCTAAATTTCCTCCTGTACTATTGGTTGCATTAATTGGTTCACCTGAATTTAATGTACTAGAAGATGAATTAGCCACTGTAAAATGCGAATGTGTAGCTGGTGTAATTGTTGAAACTGCTGTAGCTATGTGTGTATGTGAAGGAATTTCTGTAACATCTAATGTAACTCGATTTATTCCTGCAACAGAAGGGATGAAAGGAGGAGTAGATCCTGATAATGTGTAAGAAGGATTTCCAGAAATAGCAGGATTTGTTACAGGGTCTGTTATAGGACTTCCTAACATAGATGTAGCTCCAACTAATGTACGTCCTCTTAAATCAGGAACACCTGGATTAGCTCCATTACATAAATAAATTTTTAACCAATTTCCTGTACCAGCTCCTGTTCCATCAAAATTACTTAATGGGCCAAAATAAGGAAGAATTGAATAAGGAACCATTTTACTACTTATAAGATTAGAATTAGGAGCATTTGTAGCTAAATAATTAGCAATATAAGCATTTAACTCAGCACCATTACTAGAATAATTAGTAGATAAGTCTAAAGCTAATGCTGTTAAATCAACTTGTACTTGACATAGTTTATTTATAACAGCTTGTACAATAGCATGTGTATCTGAAGATGATGTAACACCTGTCAAACATTCAATTGTATAATTAGCATTCAATGTAGCAAGATCTGCATCAATTGCATCAACTTGTTCTTGAAGATCACAAGCAGCTTGTATAAGAGCTTTTGATATATCTACAATAGTAAGATCTCCACATGTAGGAAGATATTGTTGTACAAGAGTACACACCACTGTATCACCAAGATTAATTTTAATTCCTGTACCATCTAATGTAGATGTAAGGAATGTAATCAATGCTTGTTCTACAAATGATAAAGAATCACCTGTTTGTATTCCTAGGACAGGAACATCTATTCCTGTATATTTAACACATCTGTCAGAGACAATCTCTGTACATCCGTTATAACAATTTGAGCAATTGGACATATTATTTATTTTAAAAGATTTAAGCTATTGTTGTTGTACTAGTTGTTGTAGGATTTGGTACAATTGTAATATCACAAGGAACTTCTAAACAAGGTGCTGGTTCATTACATCTACTTACACATCCTGCAGTAAGTCTTATCACTCTACTAGCAATCATATTTACTGAGTATTTATGAGCGTAGTTTGGGTTTATATATTTATATTGTAATATTCTTCTATATCCTATTAATTGAAGTATGTCACCACCAGGCACAGGTTTATTCAACATATATGAAATATTGTTGTATAAGTTGTTGCCAAGTTCTGCTAACTTGCAATCTATTTTTCTAAGTAAAGAAGGAATGTTTGCACATTCTGGGCAATTAGTTAGTCTTGGTGATAACATAATTAATTTTTATTTATTTGGATTAGCTGCACAATGTGCACATAGCCCATTGGTTAATTGACAACCACACCCCACTTTAGCTCCACAGCTTGAACATTGTGCCATAATTAATAAAAGTTTAATTGGTAATTGTTACCAGAACAACCACAGTTAGATTTTAAAAAGTTGTTTAACATATTATCTGCTTGAGCATATAATGTGTTTGATTCATATTCTGCACAGTTATTAGCTGCAGCAATAGCTCCTTGAATAAAGAAGTTGATTGTATTTAATTGTACACTAGACTGAGTTTTAAGAGCTCTGTCACATTCCATCATGTTTAATTGAAGGAAAGCATTGTCAAACTTCTCTTGAAGTTTTTCAACACGTAATATTGTCTTCTCTACATAATTTGCATATGCAGGAGCAACTGAATATTTAATTCTATATACTCCATCAGGAAGTGGTTGATTACAACCAGGTTCTGTTATTCCTAAATTAGAAGATGTGAATACATTTAATTGGTTGGGAACAAATGGTAAAATTTTAGTTCCAAATCCTGGTATTTCAATTTCAACAGATGGTGCTGACACCACTGGAGGATTTGTAGGATATACAGAAGCATCTGCAACACCAAGAGTATTAACATCGTAAGTAGGAACTACTAATATATCTAATTGTAAGTTTGCCATGTTTTTTTAAATAAATATGCCAGAGGAATTTGAGTTATCCTCTTCCCTCTGGCATAGGTTATTATTAAATATTATTTCTATTTCTAGTCTTAAGGGATAAGAGTAGAAGTAGTTGTAGTAGTAGATGCAGGAGCACTAGATGTAGTAGTTGTAGTTGTGATACAAGCATTGTCATCTAATACAGTTCCTAAAGCAGCTTCTAATACAGTTTCAATTGCAGCAGCAATACCACTTGTTACAGAGTTTGGAGCAGCAATAATCACTGTGCTATCTTCCATGATATAATCACCCCATTGATATGCAGATTTATCATATTCGTTGAATTTGATATAATACGTATCATAAGTTACACCATCAGATACCCAAGACTCAAAGTTCTCATTGTATCCAACCATTCTGTAAAGGTGTTTCAAATAACCTGCTTGGTAGCTGTAGAAGTTTTTCTCTAATTGGATAATTTCTGCAGATTGACCAGAAGCATAAGAAGCACGTTGAGTGATAATTGGTTGAGCAACAAAGTTACAAGCATCTGCTACGATAAAGTCAGCAGTAGTAGCTGGACCAGCATATACAAATGTTCTGAAAGACATTCTGTCATATTCAAAAGGGAACGCTGCTACATCACAAGGTTGTCCATATTTAGTTAATGGTTTTCCTGTAATACGTAAGATAGTTCCACCTACATTTTCAAATGTATAGAATGTAGAGAAAGAAATGTTGTCAGGATTGTTTCCTGGAGCTTTTAATTCTAATTGATAAATCAATTCATTGATGATAGTGTTAGCACTTACATCAGCACATGGATTATCGTCACAGTTACAACAAGGAGCTTGAATAGTTACTGAACGAGTGAAACCATTGAAATACAATGTATCAATATAAGAAGAGTGAGCACGTAAAGTTAACGTGATAACTTCTCCACATTGTACAGTGAAATTAGTTACATCAGTAATTTGGTTAGCAGCAGTTGGACATCCAGATACTTTGTACCATTCAGTTACGTTTTGTCCTGAACCAGCATTGTTTTTACCAGAAATTCTATCAGATCTTTTAGATCCTTGTAAATAAGTATTTACTCTACCTTGAGCAACATAGAAGTATGGTGCTGCTGCAATATTAAGAGCAGTAGCTACATCATAATTACTTTTAAAGATACCTACTTGTCCTGCAGTCAAGTTTTGTGTTGAACCAGAGCTAGGGAGTGCAGTTTGCCCTACTGGAACCACGAATAACGTGGTTAATGAAAAATCAGCCATTTTAATTTATTTAAATGTTAATAAAGTTTATTCGTTTGTTTGTATTCTGAACTGAGCACTCTGAGCTGCAGAAGCATTTTCAGTATACATTGCTAGATTCTGTACTGTAAGATCTAACAGTTCGTCTTCTAAATATAATTCAAGTTCACAATCTTGATCAAATGATGGTTGCCCATCTAACATAATATATCCTGCTTTGTTTATATATTTAGGATATCTCATGTACATTATGTAAACTTTAGTTGGGATAAATGTACCATCTGTAAAGTAACTTATCTCATCTGATGATAAAGAGTTGAATGTTTCTTGATATTCAAAACTTGGTTTATAATGATCATTGTTTAATATAAACTGAAGATCACCATGCTTTGCAAGATCTCTATTGATCCAAATCTTTCTATCTTTACATCTTCCTTTATCTGCCAACAAATATGAATCTACATAGAACATATACTGTGGAGTAAGATTATGTACATATGTACACCATTGATTCAATTCAGGATTCTTTAATGTAAGATCTAAAGGTTGATGATTATAATTCATTATAAGACTTTGTAAATCTTCATAACGTTTTTTAAATGAATCTTGACCTAATTGACTAGCTACACTAATACCATCAATTTTTTGTTTTATCAACTTAATCTGAGCCTCATTCAAAGCTAAGATCTTGTCTTCTAACTGAATCTGTTGGTGCTCATTAGTTGATAGTTTATTTAGTTTCTGATCGATCTTGTATAATAAACTATCTACTGGTATCATATTCTTTTATATTTTTAAAACTAGCCTCTTAAATAGAAGCTAGTTTTTTAGTTTTTAATTTGCCTTCTAATATCAACAACTCATCTTGATTATCATCATCAGCTAAGAATCTAATTAAATCTTCTTCATCTTTAGCTATTTCAAATTCACCTTCATAGATTTTACCATTTGGTTTAATTCTATATATTGAGTGAGCAGTTGCTTGTTTTACTAAATCTTTAATATGGAGTAAATCTTCTTTCATGTCAGCAAATCTATTGAACACTTCAACTGGATTCAATCCTGAATACTTACCATTCTTGAATTCTGTTTGTTTCAATACGTTATCTACTTGGTTGTACACAACTTCTTCTTTTGTATCCTCTGTAACTGGAAGTCCTAAAAGTCTTGCAACTTTACGTTTCTTCTCAGGAGTCATACTATCAAACTTAACAATTGCTTTATTGATTAATTGTTTTTTCTTGAAGATCACTGCATTTTCAATCTCATCATCTACAACGTAGAATTGTGTATCTGCAGCATATTCTCCTCTTTCCCAAGCTTGGTATGAAGATGCAATAGTTGGATGTACTCTCAACCATGAAAAGGCTATTTCTTGAAAAGGAACTGATAAATCAAAATAGTTATCACCATCTAACAACTTAACTGACTGAACGTGTGTTTGGTCATCTGTTGATAATGATAAGCCATAGTTCCAAAATGATGAACGAGGTCCTAAATCAATATCACCTATTTCGTTCTCAAGTTTTGTTCTAAGAGCTCTAACTCTTTCAATTTCTAATTCTCTTTCTAAAGGATCTTGGATTCTTTTAATGTAAGCAGCAGTCTCATCTAAGCCTGTTCTATATTTTCCATCCAATTCTTTATAAGGATATTTGAATACACCTGTTCCAGGGATTCTTGTCATTCCTTTTTGCGATAATCCACTATCCATAGTTTGTAATTGAGAATTGTTATATTCTCTCTTAATAGTAGAAATTTTGCCTGTTTTACCCATAATGTAGTTATTTAATAATATTTGGTTTATTTTAGTTGCGTGGGAAGGACTCGAACCTTCGACCTCTGGATTATGAGTCCAGCAAGCTAACCAACTGCTCTACCACACGATTTGTAGAGTGGTCCCATTGAAGGAACCTGATCATGGATACTATCCATATCAAACACTCTTGTTTATTTTTTTAAGTGCAGGTGCTAAGGCAAATGCTTAGTTGGGCACTAGGTTTGAGAATCATCCCCTCTTAGGTGGGAGAGGAGGCGAGGGGAATCTTCTCGGAATTTTGTTATTAGAATTGTGGCATTTCCTCAATCAACACAGTTCTTGATAAATCTTCAATGAAGACATCACATCTATCTTTCATCCAGATTTCGTATCCTGGGAATTTATTAGCAGAACTCATACCTTGAGATTTAGCAAAACCTAAGTGGTGACGAGTACCATCAATATAACCCCAAGTCATAGAAGGTGCACCCTTCATACGTACTTCACGGATGTTGTTTACCATTGATCCATCAGACATTGGAGAAACATCAAACACCATAAATACTGGAGTAGATTTTTTGTTTTGTCCAAACTCTAAGTTAGATTGTGGTAAATCTAATTCTTTTAAGTGAATTAATTCAACACGTCCAGTCTCACGAGTTACCATTGCATCAAATGCAAAGTTGTAAGTGATGTGTTGTCCTTCACCTTGCATATATCTGTTTCCAGAATCTGCCATGAAAGTTAATCCAGAGTTCAATGCATCTGTTTTTAAAGCTTGTTGGAATACATCGAATCCAGCTTCATTAGTATACATTTTAACACTTCTATCTTTAACATCCACACGTCTGTAGAATAAATCTCCAAATACAGAACGGATTAAGTTAGCAGAGAACTCACCTCTGTTGTATTGTACTAAGTTACCATTGTTTCTCATTCTGTGGTAAACACCAGCAGATGTACGTTTTAATTCTTGTTTACCACCGCCAGTTTTAACTGTACCTGGTTTAGCCCAAATCATACGTTTAACTTTCAATTCTAACATTGATTTACGCATCCAGAATTCGATAAACGGTTCCCATTTAACATCATTACGAGTTAAAGGTAATTGGTTTCTTCTTTGTGGAGCATATACTAAGATATCTAATGGTTTACCAGAAGCATCTCTCATCATTTTGTCATCAGCCCATTCAGTGATTTTGTGCTCATATCCATATGCAGAACCTAAAGATTCGAACATAGTGATTTGTTCACCTAATCTTGGAAGACCTAATAAGTCTTGGTCAAATTCACCAATAGCAGCATCAACTAATTCTAATTCAACACCATATTGTAAGAAGATAGGATTTACGAAATCAACTTGTGGGTTGTCAGTTACTAATGTAAATGTGTACAAGAATCCCATATTCCAAGGCATAGGATCTTTGATTACGTAGAATCTAGGTCCATATTGACGTGTACCTACAGAGATGATAGCGTTTTTAGAAAACTCATTAGTATCTAACACTAATTGGAATTCTTGACCATCAATACCTGTTTTACCAAGATCAATTAAATCTTGTGTAGAAGAAGGAATGTCAATAATTTTTGGGAATTTGTAAGGAACTGCTACTTGCCATTTCCAAGCATCACTGTTATTATCAATATAATAAGGAGTGCTCTTGTTAATCATGTCCAAGAAGTCATTACTGTAAAGTGAGCTCTGAGTATATAAAGAGATGATCTTTTTATCATAATCTGCAGGCTCAGTAGAGTGAAAACTCTCTAAGTGGTTAGAGTCTGTTAGTTTTCCTACAGCACGTTTGTCCATAGACGCTACACGAGCATAAGTAAAACCAGTTAACCCAGGAATTGTTTGAATTGCCATTTGTTATTCGTTTTTGTTAATTATTAATTTGTTTTGTTATAAGAACCATG